GCAATACCAACAGAACCTAAAGAACTTGTGCCCGCCACACCTGTAGGTGAAACATTTGCTTTTCCGGTTACTGTCGGCGATCCGACAGAGCCTGTAGCTGCGACACCGGAAGGACTAACATTGGCTTTTGCTACAGTGGTGGCGGTGCCTAAAGCACTTGTACCCGCCACGCCAGAAAGCGTAGCTACTGCATTATGGTGTACCGTTACTGAACCGACACTAGCGGTTGCGGCCTGACCATCTACAGAGACATTTGCCTCTCCGTCAACATCTACCGAAACAGAACCAACAGTTCCTACAGCACCAGCGATAGAAGCTATAGCTTGCGCATTTACACCAGCTACGGGTGCTCCTGTGGTTCCTACTAAAGTAGTCGGGGTTACATTAGCCTTTCCTGTAGGGGTAGTAGATCCTACCGCACCTGTACCAGACTGACCTGAAAGAGTTACACTGGCTTTAGCGACTATCGTAACAGACCCGACTGAGCCTGTACTAGATAAACCTGAGAGAGCTACATTAGCTTCTGCATCGGGTGTTGGGGAACCTACTGCACCAGTAGCAGAAACACCAGTGAGAGTAACGGAAACAGCGTCAGAGGACCAGCCTCCGGAACCCCAAGTTCCGCGACCCCAACCCGTAGACATGTCTTATTTAAGCTATTCTGATAATAGCTGTGCTAGCTGCAGCTGCTGGAAAAACTATAGTAAAATCTCCTGCGGTAGATGTTTTATCTCCACCGAAATCTATAGTAGCTACAGAGGCGTTAGAATCTGTACTGTTATAAATCATGCATCCTCTGGCTGTGACTGTAGCTGTGCCAAAAGTCAAGTCAGCAAAATCTGTAAACCCAGTAGTTCCACTGCTCGTGGGGTCTACTCTAGTGAGGTTATTGCCTCCTGAAGTGTAGTTTGTACCGCTCGCTTGATTAGTAGTGGTAAACGCTGTTGTCGCTGCACCTAACGTAGCAGAGCTCGTGTAAAGAGCTAACTTAAATGTGTCGCCCCCAGAGTTTTTAAAATTATGAACTGCCTCTAAAAGCTCTTTTTTAAAACTGGTTGTTAATGTTGATGTAATCGCCATTACTATAACTCCGATAAAATTTTCGCTAAGTCTTCGTGTCCCTGTTGAGACAGTTTGTTTCGCATCGTGCACTTCTCACTACTGATGCTTTCTTGAATATAGTACAATATTGTGTTGTAAATAGCTAGTCGATACTCTTCTGCTTGTTGCCTAACATGTCCTTCCGCAAACTCTGAGATGCCGCATATTCTTTCTGTAGCTCGCTCAGCCCAATATTCAGGGGGGTGCCCTCTAAAGTTTTGGGTATTGACTAAAACGCTGCCGATACTGCTGACTGTGTCTATCTCTATCATCAGTATCTTTTTGCTTCGGGCGGTGTATCTAATATAGGTATAACTTTGGCATTCTTTCTGTTTTCTTCCTCTACAGAACGGACATACTCTTTATGACCCGTTTTGTAAAAGTCTCCAGTATCTGGATCAAACAATATTACAGGAGGGTTGTCGAGTCTGTGATAACCGTATATTTTTTCCTGTATGGGTAAATCTGTGTCTAATAAACCAGACCTAGGAGCGACACTCACTACTATGCCTGCAGAAATACATTTAGAAAGCCAGAACTCTACACAAGCTCTACCTGCTTCTGCAAAGTGAAGATTGCCTTTGTAGGTAAAATCAACACCAAACATATTAATTCTACCCACACGATTATACATAGCGAACGCCACAGCAAAAGCCACTGTGTTATTTAAATAAGAACTTCCTGTCTCTTTTACAACATCGAGCAAGGGAAACTCAACTAGGTTATCACACCTATCATCTAACTCACAGGTATATATTGGTCCTGGGTGTTCTTTTAAAACTTTCCTCATCAGGTGTGTCTGTGAACCCGCATCGTCTGTGTCTAAAAACCGACTAGCTGGATCTAACATAAAAGTTTTATCAACCTGTCTAGCGATACCGGCCATGGCGTTTATAGCCCAGACTTCATCAAACTCGTGTCCGTGGGATACTGATAAATGATAATCTAATTGACTCTCACCCATGGCGACGATAGCGATATTCGCACCGTCAAGATTAGATTGTTTCATGCTTGAGGGGTTCTCCTTACTTGGTCGTATCTATATTGGTCTCGGGTAGATTTACCTTCCCCGAGGTTCTTCATCAAAGCTAATGCTTCTTGAAACCTTTGCTCATAGATTGGTGTTGTCTCATAATTTTTCAAATACATCATGGCTTCTACGAGTGCTCCATACAGTAAAGCGTTGGGTGCGTTTGTAGATAACCATGTTGATCCTGAGTCACCTGCCGAAGTAAGAGATGATGGTCTGTAAAAATAATGTAACTCAAATACTAAGTTAGCGTTCGGTGCTGGTGCTAACTGAAAAGTGTTACTATCAAACTCAGAATAATATTTAGGTAAGCCTGTGGTGGCTTCTGCGGGTGTAAAATCCCGAATAAAACTTGGGTGTTTTAATAATAGATAGTTGTAATTAGAACTAGAATCTATGACAGCTAAACTAAAAGAAGAAAGATAGTCAGTGGGTGTTCCTAAAAAGGAGGAGCCCGATGTCGCTGTTCCTTTTACGTTTTTAATAAAATCATCTAACTGAACAGCTTTCAGTATTCTCTCTTCTGATGTTTTAATAAAATCATCTAAGTGAGAAACAAAAGTTGTCTCAGTAGACTCAGCATAGTCTTGTAAAGAAGATTTTAAGCTGGATAATGTGTAGGTCATTTAATTATCCGGTAGTAACAGTGACTGTGCCTACGCTTCCTGTAAGTTGGTCCATGAAAAAACTAGAACCAATCGTGTCATTATGTGTTACATTCATAGAAAGCCCAGTAACACCATTTGAATCTTTTGTATTTTCAGACCTAACTATACCGTATCCAGTAGTGGGAGGTAACTCCGTAGGTCTGGGTTGATAAAGTGCCTCGGGGTCTGGTCTAACATTCTGTGGCTCAAGTTGCGGGTGTTTAGTTTCATAACACTCATAACAAACCTTGAGTCCGTTCCACTGCATTTTTAGGTCTAGATACTTGTAGACAAAACCACAACGGTCACATTGAGCTCTAGAATATTTACCTACAGCATATGCCACTAAAGATAAGTCCTTCTTGGAACTAAGTGCAGAGAAGCACGGTTTCTATCTTCATCCGCAGCTAATTTAAAATCCTGTTCGTACTGTGCTTTTAAAATTCCAGCTTTGTCTGGGTTTCTTTTCAGGGCTATGTAATACGCTAACCCACTGGCCATACAGGGCATAAACCTAGAAGGTACTTCTGGGTCTTGAGCCGAAGCTGTTACATCATCAATACGCTGTATGGTATTAGCTACAAAACGATATGTGTTCACAGAGTCTGGCGTTGGCCAGATATTAAGAACAGGTGTAGTTTGTCTATCTAGAAAATACTGGTTAGGTCTACCAGTGGCAGACTTATCAGGTATATTCAGATACTCAGACCTACCGATCCGAGTTAGCTGTAGATCTGTGGTGTTAGAAGAAGAATCTATCTGACGAATAACAGCGGAGACTATGTCTACATCAAAAGAATTTAACGTGTAACTATTAGTACCGGCAGATAAATTAGTTGTAACCTGCTCAATAGTCCACAGGTTAACACCACGATTAGCCCAGTCTGCAAACATTATGTTTAGAGACCTTCTTGCAGTCTCCGCATCGTAACCAGTTCTAAGTTCTAAACCAGCCAGCTCATACGCTTCTTCAATAGTGTCAGCGATAGTGAGCTGGAAAGTTTTAGTGCCTGAAGTCGCCATCAGGCATATGTCTTAGTGCAGTGTAGAACTATTAGATACGTGTCTCCGTTACTAGCCCCCACAGTAGTTAGAGCTATATCTCCTGTCTTACCACTACCAGAGGTGTTTTGAAGACCACCGAAGTCGCTGAAGTCTAAAATACCATCAGCGTTTGGGTTTAGCTCTATACACAAGGTATTGCTAGTAGCGTCCCACTCTAACAAGACAGAGGAAAAATCCATTATACTGTAATAAACTTTAGCTAACTTAACACCAGTGCAAGCTGCTCCATCGGATGCTCTTGCTGCAAGTGCGCTTACGTCTATCTTAGTAACAGCGGATTCTCCTGTACCGTCGCTCACGTTTGTGAGTTGCACTATGAGATCTTTATCTCCGTCTAGGATTTCTGTAGATGTGACTGCATCAGCCATGATTCACTCCTTTAGGATGCTGCGTCAAACCCTGTAATTTCAATCAAGAAACGTCCAGCGGTATAAGCAGCGTCTCCAGTACCTTGGCTTACGAGATACAAAAACTGATCAGCAGCTATATCACCGCCAGCGACCATCGTAC